TGCGTCAACTGATAGGTGGCGTGATTGCTCACTTCAACCCTGGTAAATCCTGACACCTGGTTAATGACACTTGGGCCTGCTACGAGACGATATGAACTAGCAGAACCATGACCTTCATATATTGCTTGAAGTAAGTCACGAAAGTTTGCTTCTGTCATGCCTGCCCCACCTGCACCGGTCAAGTTGAAACGAGAACCACTGCGAGCACGATATGCCTGGTGCGTTGCGTCAGGGAAACGACTAGTGTTTGCAGGGTTTGTCCATACGCCAAGTCCACTTAACCTGTCGCCTGCCCCTGAAGTGCCAGTTGATTGATCAGTGTCAGAACAAATCAATGCTTCGATATCTCTTTTGAGTTCGACTAAAGATTTGCTTTTTGAAACGGCCAAGAGATCGCCACCTGCAGTGTTAACTGCTTGTGCTTGTGGAGATACTGCATATGTCCGTTCAAGTTGCTGAATACGATTTTCAAGACGAGCACGACTTGTGGTTTTGTCTTCAAAGCCACCTGAGAATGCCAGGGCTTTTCCGTCCACGACTCCTGGAAAACGAGGGGCATCTAAATCGTCACAAATCCATTCCTCCATCATTGCCTGGGCTTTTGGCCCTCTTGGGAGAAGACTGAACATAGGGGTGTCCTCTACGGCCACCCTGCGAATAACATTGTCGAGTGATTCTCTTGCACCTCGTTCGGAAGGGCGATCACCTAGTGAATAAGAAGTTGCTAATGCCATAATAAAATAAGTTTTAAGAAGTTAAAAATGCGGTTAATTGATCTCTAGTAATGTTCGAGTCACCTAGAATTTTTTTTCTTCTGTCCTGGTCAGAGTTTTTATTTCTTACTGATGGCGAAACATCATCGTTACCTGGCATGGAAGGTGGCTTTGGAATTACCTTCTTTGGTTTTATGTTTTTAGGATTTTGCCTGGCTTTTAATGAGTTTACACCCTCAACCATAAGTGCTCTAAGATACAGGCCGTTTGGAAGTTTATCCAGTGGCTTGAATTGCTTGTCTGCAATCATGGTCTGTAAGAGTTTAAAAGATTCAGAGTCTTGATCGGAAATAAAAGGAAAATCTTTTAGGGCCAGTTGCTCAGAGTTTGTTTTCATCTGAATGAATTTCATCCGTTCAGGAATTAATTCTTCCAGGTGCTCTTCTGCCTTGTCCCTGATTTGTTTTATTTCTTTTCTACTAAATTCCTTGTCGCCATCCGTGACATAATCTTCGTCTTCATTGGCCCTTGCCCATTTCTTGGCATTTAAGGCCTCTTCACGAAGTTTCTCTAATTCTTCTATCGTGGTAATTTCTTCAATGCCTGGATTCTCTTTCACCTTGGTTTCCATTTGCATGGAATTTACCTGGGCCTGAAGTTGTGCTACCTGTTCTTCTGCCGTCTTGCTCCTGGCAGTCAAACGCGATATCTGTCTCAAGAATTTCCTGTCTTTTTTGGATAGGTTTTGGTCTTCAGCATCATCAATCTCAGATTCGTCAGATTCATCTGACTCTTCTTCGATCTCTTCTGATTCTTCTTCTGACTGAGAAAGAACATTGTCTTCAACCTCGGCCTCTACTGATTCCTCTGATTGTTCAGTGGTTTCAGCAACCTGGTCTTGGACTACTTCTTCATTGCCCTGGTTTAAAAAACCGGCCAAATCGGAAAGTTCTAGGTTACCCTCTTTTGCTTCTGTTGTGTTATTGTCCACAACCTGGACATCGTCTGTATTCTGCATTTAAAGTTGCCTTCTTTGTTTTATCTGCGAGGTCAGAATGACCCTGCCAAAATGGATTATACCTGGTTTCTCAAATTTTTTTCACTGGTACTGCAAACCTGGGTTTACTCTTCTTCAATTTCGATGAATCCTTCAGGTAAATCTTCATCCGTATCTGCTTCAAACGATACAACTTCTTCATCAAGCCACTCGTTAATGCCATCTGTGCAAGCCTCAACAAGTTCTTCATCATCCAGGTCAGACTCTTCCTGGTAACGATTAAGGAGGTTGATAATTTCATTGCTTATCTGCTTCTTTGCTTCGGCATTCATTGATTTGTCCAAGGAACATATTTAAAGTTGATATTCCACCGGCCAGGTATGCAAGTAACTGAGGATTCTCAGCATTTTTTAAATTACTCAAGTCATCTACCTGGGAGTTTTTATATTCAGTGAATAATTCCATTATAAATTCAAAGTCAGGGTTACCCTCTAACTTTTTAACTGCTCTCTCTAGTTCGTTCATAATTTTATGCGGATGATGCAGGGACATTACCTGGAGGTGCTCCCAGGCGACCGGTCAATGCGTTTTTGCGTTGTTGCTCCTGGTGCTGAATCTGTTTTACATAATTTTCGATCCTGGCCTTGAACCCTTCTTCAGATTGTAACTTTTGCTGAATGTCCTGAGCAGGGATTTCCTCTGTTCCCTCGAGATAATTTTGGATCATTTGCAAACGCAATTGTGTGTTTGCGTTTTGTGGTGCATTGACCACTTGGCCACTTGCGATCTTTGCAATATCCTGGGATGTCTCTTCGATCTCTTTGTCCTGGGCCTCCTGTTGTGGCATGATCAAACGATCTGCCAGGGATGGGTCAATTGACTCAGCAAAGAGCTTCATAAATTCGTCATATCTCGCAACTCCCTGCCTGTCATATTGGCCAAATATCTCGCCAAGTGCTTTCAGGCGTTCGATCATTTGTGCCTGGTCAAGTGAATTAGCATCAAAGGTCAAATTGAAGTCAAAAAAGTCTGCCAGGTCATCAAATGCCATTTGTGCGTCTTCTTCATTGCCCAATGCCCTTGTCCAGGTCTCCTGGCCACCATAAGTCTTTTGTAAAAACCAAATCTGTCTGAGCACCGGTCTCCAGTTGTCAAGCCAGGCCGAGATGCGTTCCTGGCGAACCAGGTTGGCCTCTACTTTGTCCTCTTCACTGGTTGGTCTACCCATGTACCTCCTGGCAATGTCCCTAAGTGAATTTTCCACTTCCATACTGGCAGGAGAATACTTAGGTATGTCCATAAACTGAACCTCACCCTGCCTACGCACTGGGACGAAACTACCAGGGCCAATGCGTTCAGGTTTTCTACCAACTAAGTGCGTGACAGGAGGTAAAGTTGACAGGGATGCACGATCAATACGCATGTCCTGCTCAACTTTAATTCCTTTTTCGTAAGGACTCAGAATTTCGGCAATTCCCCTGGTGTCCAATAAACGATGGTTTATTACTTCCCTGGAGAATGCGGTAAATGGATATATGCCCTTGGAGTATTTGTTTACTTCATGCTTGGCATAGAGTTCTGAGTCTTCACTAAATATTGTCTGAGTAATCAGGGGAATCCCATCATCATCAAGTACCCTGCGGTACGAAGTAATAAGTTGGATAAGGCCTTCCTGGTGATCGACATGTGATTGGTTAGCATAAAAATGGTTTTCAGGGTATTCACTAACTGCTCTTCCCTTGCCCATTAACTTTATGCAGTCCTCTACAAATTTTTCATCGTAACCTTCGGTGACTACCATCTCTTTTAATGACTCAGGTGTATGGTAATGAACACAATAGACGGCCCTGGCGTTTTGTATGTCACCCATGACATTTGAGTCAAAAATGACCTCCCTGCCAATTTCATAGGCACGAATGCATGGGCGATTTTCGACCAGGCGTTCAGCAGGCACATCAGTCACTCCAGTGGCCTGTAAATCTTTCAGCATTTTGTTGGTCTTACGCCTTTTCATGGTAGGAAAGGCCTCCTGGATCATGTCCTTGGCCGATTCATCTCCTGCCATGATTGCTTCTGCAAGATCAGGTGATTGTTGTGCAATCTCCTCCAGGGAAAGTTGTCGGTAATACCGGTCAACTTTGCGTTTCCAGTAAACTCCCAAAACGCCTGCCCCATACATCAATACATTTGATGCGAGGATACTGCATTCCCTGTTAAATTCTTCCATGTTGGACATTGTCCATTTCATGTACTTGCTAACCAGGCTTGCAGTCTTAATGTCACCTGCTTCTGTTGGCATGGCCTTCAGATTACCTGACTGAACGGCCCTTTTCATTACGGCCACATCCTCTTGGATGTTTTGATCAATCAGTCCAACTGACATATCAGACGCACCTGGCCAGGGCCATGCGTCCGGGCCTTCTTTACGATTCCTTTTATTCTTACCAGGCCAAATGCTAAATCGTAAATCCCTGGCCTCGTCTGCTTCGTCACAAAAATAAGAAAGATTGTTGCGACATCTCTCTAAATCTTCTTTTAGATCATCTACATCAGGTTTTTCTGACCAGGTATACTCTTGTTCCTCGTGTTCCACTATAAAAGGAACAATTATAGATCATTTTTTGAGAATTTTTCTCGAATTTTTAAGATTGCAGATTGTTCTGTTCGATAAATTACATTTCGGTCAACTCCACAAAAGTCTGCTATTTCATCTAGGGTCATTCGTTCGTTTGGCATTCCAGTATTCAGTGTTTCCAGTGCCTGTAAATTTACCAGGTGTCGCAACCAGGCATCTATCCTATCGGACTTCTCCTGGGCCGTCTCAAACCACTCTGAAATGTCTTTCGTCAATTTGCTCCACTCTCACGGATTTTCCCAACGGATAATTTAATCCCATTTTCTTAATTGCAGGGACAATTTGACCATCCGTTTCCAACTGAACCATTATCATGCGTTGGTTTATGACCTTCTTATATATCCTGGCATCATGCGTGACTGGAAATTGAGGTTTTTCCTTGTATCGCCTTTTGGCAGTGCTTTCTGACACCTTTAATGACTTTGCGATTTCGGCCCAAGTCATGCCCTTGTCTCTCATTATCTTTATTGCATCATGCATATCTACCTCCCAAATATATATTGTGGAAATGTCTTCTTGAGCAGATTGTGCTCAAGTGAGTGAAAGGGTGTGCCTTTTTTGGGATTTATATATGTGGCCTTTTTGCTAAACTCATCCCCTGATATCCATCCAACCAGGTAAACTTCAGGTGGCCACACCTCCTGGGCCTGATAGACATGTTCATGCTCGTTGAACACCTTCGTGTGCTCCTTGACTATCATTGCCACATAGTAGTCAGGGTGCTCGTTTTTCTGAGCATTGACATTCATTGTATTTCTGCCCCAGGATGTAGTTTTGACATCTATTGTCTTGCCCTTGGGTGAATAAAAATCGATGTGTGCTCGACCTGGTTTTTTGGCAAGGCACAAGTTAAGATAAAGGTTAAACTTCTTGGCGAACGCATATTCGCCAAGAAGTCCTTGATATCCTATTTTGCGATTGGATGACCCTCTACGATCCTCGTACTTCTGAGCCTTATTGCAGGTCTCACGCAATCCTGCAATAAGTTCGCAAAGTTCAATGTCACCTTCATCCAGGTGAATCTTTTTTAAATTAATATCCTCCTGTACCGGTGACCCTAAAATCATTGTCTTTTAAGTATTCGTAGTTTCCGATTGCCACATAACGAATGCAGTCAGTGGGGTCTTTGCAGGGTGCTTTTGTCCCATCCTCCACTCTGTAGTTCATCATGCAAAAAATTGTGTTCCCACATTCATCACTGAAATATAATTTTGGATGATTGAGGCCGTCTATCGGCTTATCCCTGTCGTAACTCAATAATGAGTTAATCGCCTGGAGGCCGTCATCAATGTGTTCTGCTTCTGCAGGATACACATTGATGCCATTGTCATGCAGATCACTAATGATGTTAGATGTGCCTTCGTTCTTCATGTAGGTGGCATTGCCCATCCTGGGGTCAATAATGATCTCCACATCTCCCTGGAGGCCTTTTATCTCGCCCTCGTCAACGCCATCCAACATCTCCCTAATGACATCAGCATATTCACTTATGCCGTACCCATTCGCCTTTGCCCCATCACCAAATACGCCACCTGGCTTATCTCCACGATCCAGGTCTGCCCATTCACCTATCGATGGGTCAGGCCATTCCTTTACCACATAATGTGTGCCATTGGCAGTAACGGCCACCAGGGCCATAAACCAGGACTTTGCTCCTGCAGGGTCAATGGATAAGATCCAGGTGCAGGGGTTGTTCTCACGATCCGCAATGACCGGTATTTCCTTGTGGGCCAGGATTACACGATCATCAAGATTTTTAAATGTAGTGTCACTTGGTTTGGTTGGGACTCCATACGCCCTGCACAAAATTTCATCCCTTCTGCATCCTGCCAATTGATTTTTCATGGCATCCCATCCACCATAAGGATTGTTCTTAGTGTGGAAATATACCACACTGGTGGATTGACGCAGAGGTTGCTGAACGAGAGGCACTTTCTCGCCTGGCAATAACTCTGCGTCAACCTCCTTAATGGTTCTTGCCCCTGAAAGGTAAGCATTCACCATCTGTGTCCACCCTGAAATTGTTGTGAAGGTGGCGATCACCCTGGCAGGCAAACCATTGGCATCGGCCCTTGTCAGACTGCGAAAAATACAGGTGCTCCACCAGGAGAGGGGAACTTCTTCATCAAACCAAGCACCAATATTATGTGTTCCTGGTGCAGGCTCACCTGGGCATCCTATTTCGCCACCCTCTATTGTCTCTATGTTTTGTGACCAATTGCGAAATTCTATTCTGCTTCTGTTAGGCAGAATCAGACTAGAGTTCGTGAATCCATTCTTGATTGAGTACGAAATGTAATGAGTGCGACTTCTACCCAGGTTCTTAAACTCGTTGGGAAGGTACTTAAAAATGTAGGCCTGTTGGTGTGCGATACTATTCTGCGATGTGGCCGTAAAACACCATATGACCGAGTTAGGATTAGCCACTGCACTCTGTACGACCCTCTTCGAAATTTGCTCTGTTTTGCCACTCCTATTACCACCGAGCACCAGGAGTTGACCATGTGTCTTCAGTTCATCATCTGCCAATTTCCAGTGTGGCAACTCAGTGCCATAGGTAAACGGATCATTCTTCTCATTCTCAATGGCCTGCTCCCTGGTCTCATAATATGCCAGGAGTTTCTCTGCCCCCAGGGCCACCTGTTCATCCCTTGTCGGTATCTTCAGTATTGGATGTGGTGTCCAGGTTAGTGCCATTTGCACTAAGATACCAGGGCCACGGATAAGTGTCCGATTGTGGCCATTGGCAATTGTCAAATTTTTTTCATTTGAGATAACCGGTGCGATAATGCTCCCAGGAAATTTTTTGACCCCCCTCCCCCCCTTTTTTTTGACAATATGCTGACAAATGTTTTCGTAAGTGCCTGGTAATCAATGCAAACCAATTGATATTATATGTAATTAATAATTGTAGTACGATAATTTCCAAAAACTTTCTATATACTTGCACCCATGATACCTATAGAAATAAATCACCTAATATTTGGTGCTCTCACCCTGATCAGCCTGGTAGTTTTCGTCATCAAACGAAGCAAGGCAGAACTGGATGCACTGAAGCAAACGATCAAAGGCCTGGAGTTAAAATGTGTCTCACATGATGAAAGGCTCAAAATGCTCCACAAACTCCTGGAAGATAGGAGAAGGGCTGAGATCAAAATATATGAAAGGATCAATAGCAATGGATGATCATGGCAACCTAACAATGAAATTGCAGGGTCTACTGCAAAAGAAAGAGAATCAAATCACTGAATTGCTAGTGGTAATTGATACGGCCCAAAGGGCATTAGCCAGGGCAGAGGCAGTAATCACTGATGAACAACATAAACAACATGTCTTCAACCCATCAGCAAAATGGGTAATGAAGTTCAAACAATAGATAGGAGGGCATCATGCCACGAGGAAAAGGAACATATGGAACAACCAGGGGAAGGCCACCAAAACGCAGAGGGAAGGGTAAGTAATGCCCACTAAGAAAAAGAGAAAGGTAGTGATACCTGATAACCTTGATCCAATTGTCCAGGAGGAAGAGTTTGTTCCCAGTGTGTTCACTGGTAACAAACTTGCCCAGGATGATCCTGAAAGATATGGCAAGATTGTCCAGGGTCTTGGTGAAGGGAAGGCATTAACTAGGTTGGCCAAGAAGTACAAGGTTGCACCGGAAACTATCATGGCTATCGCCAAGAGGGAACAAAAGACTATTGACTCAGTGCAATCGTTGACCAGTGGCCTGACATCATATGCAACTCAGGCAACATTGATGAAGATCATTGAGAAATTAGAGTCAGATGAAATTCCTCCTGGTGTCCTGCCAATTGCCTTCGGCATACTTAGGGACAAAGAAAAGAATGACCTTGGACAAGCAAGCACAATCATTGAGCACAAGAAAGTAGTCACTATTGACGATGTCAACAGGGAACTAGAGTTAATGAGATCAGAAGCAATAGAGGCTAATGTGACTTAGTCACTTAGTAATTATATGATATAATTAATAGGGTTTTGTGGGTGTGCTAGTGTGATACACACATGCACACCCACAATTTTACTTGGATAGTATCGAAGACCAGGTGTCAAGAAGATATTTTGCCTGGGGGTTTAGAGTAGCAATAAACAAACGACTTTCTTTATTATTCATCAGTGCAATGTCATTCATTGTATTGATAGTCCAACGAATGACTTTACCTTGGTCTATATCTAAAGACTGAGCAAGAACATCAATGCTCCTGGCTTGGTCATCTTTGAGCATAATGGTGGTTCTTTTCATATACAGACATTATATGTCTTAAAGGTAAGTGATGTCAAACTGATGTCAAATTATTCAATTAACACCAGGAGGGTTGACATGGATGCTATAAATATTCTATCAGAATAACATAACATAAATTAAGTGGAGGAGCACATGCCAAAGAATAATGGGAGATATACTTTGACGATCAGATTGCCTGATCATTATCGAAAAATGCTTTTTGAAGCATCTAACCAGGAGGGTGATTCATACAATAGCATCATCAAAAATGCTTTGAAGAAATACCTGGAAGAAGAGCATCAAATGAATACCAGGAGGAAAACCAATGAGGTGGGATGATTTTAAAGAGAACATGATCATCCTGGCATGTGCCGTAGTGTTCGCATACATGGCCTTGTGCTTTTTCATCGCAATCATAGCAGGGTGAGAACGATAATTGCAATAGACCCTGGTGCTAATGGTGGAGTGGCCTTTTATAATGACAGGGATGGCATCTATAGGGCTAATGATTTGATGCCTCTCAGTGATCTCCTGGATGACCTGGACATACTTTTTGATGCAGGAGCAGATGTCATCTTTGTGGTGGAAGATGTGCCACCATTCACCGGTAACATGATACCAGGGTCATCAGCATTTAAGATGGGCAAAAGTTACGGCCTTGTGCTTGGTATAGGTATGGGACTTAGAATCCCTACCTATACCATCAAGCCGAAGAAATGGCAGAAGGTATTTGACGGCCTGGGAAAAAGTAAAGGGCCGGACAGGAAGAAAAAACTGAAGGATATATGTCAGCAGTTACACCCTGAGATTAAAGTCACTTACAAGACATGTGATGCAGTGCTCCTGATGCATTACTTCATAGCAAACGAACATACTATCAAATGAGATATCTATTACTATCAATGTTTTTTCTTCATGGGTGTGCAACATGCGTAGAGACGCATGTCTGCCCACAGATCAACCATGGCCCATGCCCAAATCACCCAGGATTCCTGGAATCTTTTCTAACAAAAATACAACAACAACAAAATTAATAACATTATGGGAAAATTAAAGGCACCGGAAAGTTATCGTGGCTATAACTTAAAAGAATACACGCAAGAGGGTGGCAGTTACCCTGCAATTCTCCTGGACATCCAGGAGCACAAAGGAGTCAGGAGAGATTGGGAAGGAGAAACTAAGATACAAGACACATGCTTCATGTTGTTTGCTTACACTGATGACAACGGCAAAATTGGCTTAGTATCAACAAAGGAGTTTAACTTTTCTGCTATGCCTACCAGTCACCTGGTAAAGTTCTTAAACAAACTCAGGGGCAAGGAAACACCACTTGATGGGACATATGACCCTGCAATAGAGATCGGATCAAAAGTGATGATAACTATTGAGGAAAAGACATCCAAGGCAGGCCGTCAGTATGGCGTTGTGGCAATGGCAATACCGATCAAAAAGAAAATGGAATCAGAATGCCCTAACTTTCTTGAGGCAGAAGAACTGATTCCTGACGGCAGATGCACACCCAGGCCATCGCACCTGGTCATCGAGCAACCAAAGAAAATGGATAAGGCTGAAGATTCATCTAATGATGGTGAAGATTCGCCTTTTTGATTGATGCCACATTGTTACGACTTCGAAGGGAATAAGCACTTTGACCTCACACCAAAAGAGGCCAAAGAAATGGGCCTACTCTTTTCGGTTACTGAGATGCATAAAGTCCTGGCAAATCCTGGACTTGAACGATGGAAATTAAACACTGCCATTGAACATACCGATTCCTTTCCTAGGAGGCCTTCAGAAACGATGGAGGCCTTCAGGAAAAGGGTTATCAGGGACATGTATGATGGAAGTGCGACAGACCTCGGAACTAGTGTGCATGACGGCATAGAATCTGTTTTGTCTAAACAAAAACAGATGAAGGATGTGCATGAGGATTTAATTCCTTATGTTAAGCCTGCCGTTGAATGGTTCTTAAATAAAGGGTACGACATAATTGACCTGGAAAAGGTAGTGATTAACAAGGCCGAGGGTTATGCAGGGATGGCAGATGTAATCGCCAAAGTTCCAGGCAAAGATCAATTCTTTATCCTGGATTGGAAGACCACAAAGACAATACCAACCAGTCCATATCCTGAGCACCTGGAACAGGTGTCAGCATATGCAGTGGCCCAGTTTGG